GATGAGAAGGTGTCCAAATGCAAAACCAATTGGAACGGGAAGTATATGGGGTTATAAACTAGCCTTTATGGGTAATGACCATCATGCATTTTTAAACATTGTTAAATGTGATAAAGGGGCAATAGCAACTCCTGTAGTAGTATGGGAAGTTGACAACAGTGATATAAAGTCACTTGATAGATATGAAGGTTATCCTGAATTATATGAAAAAGAGGATTTTGAAATAACACTAGTAAGTTTAGATAAGAAAAGTAAAAAAACAATAACTGGTTTTGCCTATATTATGAGTGATAAATATGGTGGATATTATAGTATGCCAGAAAATTACTATTTTTTGACTGTATTAAAGGGGTATTTAGATTTTGGATTGAATATCCAATATTTAAAGGATGTAATGGCAGATAGTTTGGAGGAATATATAAATGAAAAGAGTAAGCAAATGTCAGAAATGTAAAAGAGAATTTAGGGGTTATCCTGCATTATCTAGAGTAGACAATAAAACATGGATATGCCCTAGGTGTGGAGTAAAAGAGGCTTTGGATGCCACTAAATTGTCGGAAGAAGAAAAGGAAGAAATATTGAACTTACTACCAATGTTAGAGGACAGATAGTTAACACTTGGCTATGTTAGACACACAAATAGAGAGGACAGGGATGTCCTTTTTATTTTGCAAATGGGAGGAGGAGTCATATTGGGTAAGCTAAAGAACTATGTGCCAACCAAGTTCAAAGCAAAGGACTCCTACTATAACAAAAGTGCTGCCGATAGGGCAGTTTTATTTATTGAATCACTAAAACATACTGACGGAGTCTGGTTTAATAAACCATTTGAATTATTGGAATGGCAAGAGCAAATTATAAGGGATGTTTTTGGAATAGTGAAACCAGATGGATATAGACAATTTAATACTGCTTATATTGAAATACCGAAGAAACAGGGTAAAAGTGAACTTGCTGCGGCAGTTGCTTTATTGTTAACTTGTGGTGATTTTGAAGAAGGTGCTCAAGTATATGGGTGTGCCGCAGATAGAAACCAAGCAAAAATAGTATTCAATGTTGCTAAAAAAATGATAGCACTTAACAAAACACTTGCTCGTCAAGTAAAGGTTTGTGAGTCTAAAAATAGAATTGAATACAAAAATAGCTTCTATCAAGTGTTATCCGCAGAGGCATATTCAAAACATGGATTTAATATTCATGGGGTAGTTTTTGATGAGCTTCATGCTCAACCGAATAGAAAACTATATGATGTAATGACTAAAGGTTCTGGTGATGCTAGAAAACAACCTTTATTCTTTTTAATTACAACTGCTGGTGATGATACTAATTCGATTTGTTATGAAGTCCATCAAAAGGCAAGGGATATTTTAGAAGGTAGAAAAATCGACCCTACATTTTATCCAGTAATTTATGGTGCAAATGAGGAGGATGATTGGACTGACCCTGAAGTATGGAAACTTGCTAATCCTAGTTTAGGGATTACGGTTGATATTGAAAAAGTTAGAGCAGCTTGTGAAAGTGCCATGCAAAATCCATCGGAAGAGAATTCATTTAGACAATTAAGGTTGAATCAATGGGTTAAGCAAGAAAAGCGATGGATGCAAATGCACAAATGGGATGCTTGTAAAGTTGATTTTAACCCAGATGATTTGAAAGGTCGAGTTTGTTATGGTGGTTTAGATTTATCATCTACAATGGATATTACTGCTTTTGTTTTAGTATTTCCACCAACAGACGATGATGACAGGTATTATGTATTACCTTATTTTTGGATACCAGAAGAAAATTTAACACAAAGGGTTAATAGAGACCATGTTCCTTACGATTTATGGGAGCGACAAGGCTATATTATTACAACCGAGGGTAATGTTATACACTATGGATTTATCGAGCAATTTATAGCGAATTTGGGGCAAATATACAACATAAAAGAAATAGCATTCGATAGATGGGGTGCAGTTCAAATGACACAGAACCTTGATGCTCTTGGATTTACGGTAATACCATTTGGTCAGGGGTTCAAGGATATGAGTCCAGCAACTAAAGAATTAATGACTTTGGTTGTTAGTAAGAAATTAGCACACAATGGGCATCTAGTATTAAGGTGGATGATGGATAATATTTCTATTAGAACAGATCCTGCAGGAAATATAAAAATGGATAAATCAAAATCAATAGAAAAAATAGATGGTGCTGTTGCTATGGTAATGGCATTAGATAGAGCTTTAAGAAATGGAAATAATCAAGATGAGTCAATCTACAATAAACGTGGGTTGCTTTTTATTTAGGAGGAATTTAAATGGGAATTTTAGGAAAAATATTTAAACCAAGAGATAGACCACAGAATAAAACGGTAGGGTCTAGTTTTACATTCTTTATGGGTGGAAGCTCGAGTGGTAAATCAGTTACAGAAAGGTCAGCAATGCAAATGACTGCAGTATATTCGTGTGTCCGAATACTTGCAGAGGCTGTTGCAGGGCTTCCTTTACATTTTTATAAACAAACTGAAGAAGGTAAAACAAAAGCAATTGATCACAATTTGTATAGATTGTTGCATGATGAACCTAATCCAGAAATGAGTTCATTTGTTTTTAGGGAAACATTAATGACTCACTTGCTGTTATGGGGCAATGCATATGCACAAATTATTAGGAATGGTAAAGGAGAGATAGTTGCTTTATATCCCTTGATGCCTAACAAAATGAAGGTTGACAGGGATACTGAAGGTCAAATTTATTATACCTATACACGGTCTAATGATGAAGCACCAACGATGGAAGGGACTACGGTTTACTTACAAAAAGAAAATGTGCTCCATATTCCTGGTCTAGGATTTGATGGACTAGTAGGATATTCGCCAATTGCTATGGCAAAAAATGCGATAGGATTAGCAATTGCAACTGAAGAGTATGGGGCGAAGTTCTTTGCAAATGGTGCAGCACCAAGTGGTGTGTTAGAACATCCTGGTACAATAAAAGATCCTGCTCGTGTTAGAGAGGCATGGCAGTCACAATTTGGTGGAAGTGGTAATTCTGGAAAAGTTGCAGTATTGGAGGAAGGGATGAAATATACACCGATTTCTATATCTCCCGACCAGGCACAATTTTTAGAAACACGAAAATTCCAAATAAACGAAATAGCTCGAATTTTCCGAGTCCCACCTCATATGGTTGGTGATTTAGAGAAGTCGAGCTTTTCTAATATAGAACAACAATCACTAGAGTTTGTGAAATATACACTTGACCCTTGGATAGTTAGGTGGGAGCAAAGTCTGGCACGTTCTTTATTGAGTGATGATGAAAAGAAAAGTTATTATTTCAAATTCAATTTAGAAGGATTGTTAAGGGGTGACTATGTTTCAAGAACAAGTGGATATGCAACAGCCAGACAAAATGGATGGATGAGTGCGAATGATATTAGGGAATTAGAGAATATGGATCGAATTCCAGTTGAGCAGGGTGGTGACCTGTATCTAATTAATGGCAATATGCTTCCAATGGCAAATGCGGGAGCTTATGCAAATAAACAAGTAAAGGAGGAGGAAAAGGTCGATGAAGAAGTTTTGGAACTGGAAGAATCATCAAACAATGGAAGGCGAAGAACCAGAAAGGGATCTTGATATCAATGGAACGATTGCTGAAGAGAGTTGGTTTGATGACGAAATCACACCAGAAATGTTTAGACAGGAGTTGTTCAGTAGTAGAGGACGTATAAACCTTTGGATAAATAGTCCTGGTGGTGATTGCATCGCAGCAAGTAGGATCTATTCAATGCTTATGGATTATCCAGATGAAGTAATTGTAATTATAGATGGAATTGCAGCTTCTGCAGCATCGGTAATTGCTATGGCTGGAACAAAAGTTTTAATGGCTCCGACCGCGCTGATGATGATTCATAATCCTGCAACTTCTGCATTTGGTGACTACAGGGATATGAACAAAGCAATTGATTTACTAAATGAAGTTAAAGAGTCAATCATAAATGCTTACCAATTAAAAACGGGAATGTCTAGAACTGTAATAAGTCATTTGATGGATGCAGAAACATGGATGAATGCAAATAAAGCGATAGAGATGAAATTTGTTGATGGGCTATTAGAGGATGAAAAGAAAACAGTAATCCAGCCTGCATATGCATTCTCGAGTCGTGAATTTGCAAGTAAGTTGCTAAATAAAATAGCAACTAAAAATCAAGTTGATTCTACTGCAACTCAAAAAGAAGGTAGAAAAGTGCGTGAGTTAAAAAACACAATTGACACACTTAAAAAAGTCATTTAAAGAGGGAGGATAAAATTATGAGTTTAAATGAACTAATTAACAAAAGAAAGAAACTATTAGAGACAATGGATGGTTTCCTAGAAACGCATAAAAATGCAAATGGAACATTGTCAAAAGAGGATGATGAAGTATATTCAGGAATGGAAAAAGAGTTTGATGAGTTAACTGCTAGTATTTCAAGACTTCAAAGAAGGGAAGAAATTGAAAAGGAAATGAATAAACCAGTTAACAAGCCATTAACTTCTAAACCAATGAGTGAAACACTTGATTCAAAACCTACTCATGGTAGAGCATCTGCGGAATATAAGAAAGCATTATTTGAGGCATTACGTTCTAACTTCCGT